TGTACACAAAATGTGATTTTAGCTCAAAAACGAAGGTTTTAAAAATGACCACTAAACAAGCGCAAAATAGGCATGTTCTAAAAAAGGCAAACATTGCGGACAACATGACGCCAAAAAGACATAACCAACCAGTTACTATGAGGAAAAAAGGGCCCATATCAGGCCAAGAAGTGCGATTGTGTACAAATGTCAATGACAATGTACCGCCGTGTACCGCCGTGTACCGCCGTGTACCGCCGTGTACCGCCGTGTACCGCCGTGTACCGCCGTGTACCCATACAGAAGCAGAAGCAGAGGGTTAATATACTATAGGCTTTTAATGTCTTTATCTTAAGCTTAAAACACCATAGTAGTAAATGGTTTTTTCGCTACGCTTGTTGACGTTGACGATCAAAAGTAGTATAACTTGGACAAGATAAAAAAATGACCGAAATACAAGAAGCAGAAAACCGTGGATACGATCAAGCAATGGCTGATGCTCTGGTAGCCATCGACAGAGTCAAGCACATGCCAATCGGGTGCAAGGCTCAAGTCTGCAACTATATCGTGCTCCGGGACACACTCAAAGCCGTGAGGTCCGACAGAATATGTCAAGAATAGAGGACAAAAAACTCGGAAGGCCAAGGAAAATATTCAGCAAGGCCCGGATCAAGCGGATTGAAGAGGCCGCGCTATTAGGATGCCAAGATACTACTATAGCTGGAATTATGGAAATAGACCTCAAGACACTGAAGCTACATTTCTCCGCTATTTTGAGGAAAAAACGACAAGAACGTAAAGAAAGGCTAAGGAAGATTCAATGGGGACATGCCAAGGCCAATGTAGCGATGGCTATCTTCTTGGGCAAAAACGAGTTAGATCAGCGAGACAGGCATGATGTTCATACAAGAATGACGCTGGCAGACGCATTTTTAGCGGTGGACGAAGACACAAATGGCTAAAGACAAGACAACTGCAGAGCGGCGAGCTAGATATCGCCGGGATCCGATAGCGTTCATGACGGAGATGTTGGACGTTCACCCCGGGCATGTCTGGGATAAGATGCGGGAAGTGTGTGAGTCGGTTCGTGACAACCCGCTGACAGCCGTGGGGGCTGGGCACAGCGTGTCCAAAACTTATTCGGCGGGTAGATTGGTCCTATGGTTCCTGCTGTGTCACCCGCCGGCTACGGTGATCACCACAGCCCCTACACACAAGCAGGTTGAGGAATTACTCTGGAGGGAGCTGAGATCGGCCTACACCAATGCCCGGGTCGACCTGGGAGGCAAGCTGACCAGGACCAAGCTGGACCTCCAGGAGCAGACCGGCCAGAAGTGGTATGCCCTGGGCTTCAGCACTAAGCCCGACACGGTGACCAGCGAGGCCACGGCTTTCCAGGGATATCACAACGAGCACATCCTGGTAATCTTCGATGAGGCGGCGGGGATAGCTACTCAGATCTGGAAGGCTGCTCAGCACCTGCTGACCTCAGGCATGACCAGATGGCTGGCGATTGGCAACCCGACAAGTCCTACGGGAGAGTTTGCTGAGTCCCTGGATCCTACCTCGAAGTGGAACGTGATCAACATCAGCGTGAAAGACACGCCGAACTTCAAGACCGGCGAAGAGGTTGTCCCCGGACTGGCAGGGCGAAAATACGAAGAGGAAATGAGGACCAAGTACGGAATCGAGTCTAACGAGTACCGCATCAGGGTATTGGGGCAAAAGCCTGACTATTCCGAGCAGACCTTCTTCGGGAAAGAGATGGCCGTTGCCAGGAATAACAACCAGATCGGATTCTACCCAGCCGAGCCGACGCAGAAAGTGTACACTGTGTGGGATACAGGCGACATGCACACTGTGATTCTATTTGTGCAGTTCATCCGCAAGACGATCAGGGTCATCGATTTCTTTTACGACTCCAAAGGCAGAGGCTTGCCGGCCTACGCGGTGATGCTGCAGCAGAAAGCTGTCGAGAAGAACTATGTCTACGCTCAACACTTTGCACCGTGGGATGTCGGCGGCGAGAAGCACACAGGAGCTACTGGACCAAACGCGAAGAACTTTCAGACAGGGCGCTACACGACTGACATCGCTGCAGAATTGGGTATTCCCTTCCACGTGCTAAGACAGTACGATAGAGAGGTGCAGATTCGCGTAGCCCGCGATCTGATTCAGTTGTGTGAGTTCAACCAGGCCACAACTGAAGAGCTGATCCAGGGTTTGTTTGGATTTCGCAAGAAGCTCGATGCGGCCCTGAGCACACTCGAGCGGCCTGTGTATCAGAAAGATCCCGTGAAAGATTGGACCGAGCATATTGGTAGTGCGTTTTGTGGCCTAGCTGTGATGTTCAGATACGAGCTGGAAGTCGAAGACGAGCCTATAGGCTTCCCGAATGCGATCGCCCAGCACGATGACTATTACGAAGAAGATGGACAGCCGTTTGATGCACTGCGTCACGGCCTGGTGAAAGCACGATAAAGGAGAAACAGATGGATGTGAGCGATTATGGTGACAAAATAATGGACGAGGTAAGCACATATATCAAAGCTCTTGAGGCTCAAAGTGAAAGCTTGCGTAAAGAGAACAACAACATTCGTGACGAAAACAAGAGACTGCTCAAGAAAGACGAGCTACGGTTTGATGAGAACTGCAAACTAAAGGCTGAGAACGAGCGGCTGAAACATGAGCGAAACGTAGAGCGTTGTCATGAGCGAGAGGATAAAATATTCCTCGACAATATTCCCTGGGATGATTTCTGGGTAGGGGCTATGGTGAAAGATAATCATCACCTCACTGCTAGAGTTGCGAAGTGTGAGGAAGAAAACAGAACGATGGAGGCTGCGATCCGCAAGCAGGTTCTGGATGAGCTGAAAGATCGTGTATCGCGTATGCATACGATCAAGGATGATCTTTTACAACAGATAGAGTTCCTAGGAGCCTAATATGAGTTTTGGAGGTGGCGGTAGTCCTAAGCGTCCTCCCCCCCCGCCGAGGTTGGCCGATGTGAGTATCGGTGAGTCGGGGATAGCGGAGCAGAGTAAACGCCGGCGAGGCAGTCAGACGCTGATCTCGCGTGGCCTGGGTATGACCGAAGATCCGCGGATCATCTTTCCGCAACTGAGCACCGTGCTTGGTGGTGGGCGATGATGGAAACACTAAAGGAGAATTGATATGCAAAGCGAAACTTACAACGATGGAACAGCACTTCATCAAGTGTTTGAAGCTCAAGAAAAGATGGAGAATGATTTACGACAAGAAGCTGGAAGGCATTACAGGCGAGCAATGGCTGAAAGGTTTGGCAAGATCAAAGAAATAAAACAAACATTCAATATCGGACGTAACGATCCGTGTCCGTGTGGATCGGGCAGGAAGTTCAAGAAGTGTCATTTAGGCTTGCAGATACCAGACAGGGCGACAGTGTAATGCAACATACACAGTTCATTCTGGCGATCGTCAGTCTTATTAGTGTTGTCATCTTTGTTGGATGTGTATTTACTGGCATGAAGATAGTGAAACATCGTGACGATCTTGCAGATAGGATTAGTATGTGGGGATTTGTTCTGAGTATGATCTTGTTTGTTGGATGTACACTGGCTAACGCAATCCTCTGTTTGATAGTTGGGAAGTAACATGCCAATAGCACCAGCTAAATCGCTTTGGAAGAAGATCGTGGAGCAGTATGAGCTGCATAAGGCTATACGGCTTCCTACCGAGGCGATCAAGAAGGAAGTAATCGAGCTGTTGCGTCCTGAGTTACCGCTTTGGGATAACGATGAGCCGTACAATGCTGGTCTCAAGCGTAATATCAGCGTCTACAATTCAGCTCCCCAGGAAGGTCTAGAGACGTGGGCAGATGGTATGCAGGGACACCTGGCTACTGCTGCGATGCCTTGGTTTCTATATCGGTCTCCGAACCTTGGTCGTAGTCGAGATCTGAATTATGTTCCAATTGTTAGGAATTGGCTAGAACATGCTCAGAACACCATGACCGATGTGTTGCAGGATTCCAATTACTATTCATACCTTAGTCCGATTTTTAGAGATGCTGGCAGTGTTGGATCTGCTGCAGGCTGGATAGAACTGAATGAGGACAAGTCGGGCATTGATTG